AAAAAGGAGGGGAGGGGCCCCAGCAGCTAGCCTTTTTCCATAACTGCTCTATCCTGTGTTCTGCATTGCTGTTGCTTTGTGTTTTTTTGTATTGCCGTTGCTCTCTGTGTTTTTCGTTTCCGCTCTGTGTGTGTTTATTTCTTTGCCTTGTTTTGTCTTCGTTTTTTTTGTGTGTTTTGGGTGTGTTGTTTTTTGTGGTGTGGTATGATGTAGTTATCAGCCGGTAGGGAGGTAAATAAAATGTCTTTTGTTGAAATCAATTTTCCAGATATTTGTGAATCTGATTCTGCGGAGTATGCGTATCTCGCTAACGTGTATAACACTACGTATTCACACAATCAAAACGTTTTTGGTTCGCCTGATGAAAACAAGCTTGATGGGGTCATGTATGCCGCGTGGTTGTTGATGGATGAATACTATACGCGCGGTGAATATGCCATGATTGGTGAGTGCCGCCGTCTGTTGACGAAACGTTGCCGTGCGGAACTTCACAGCGAACACAATAGAGAGTTTTGCACTGGATTCTACACGGTTGTTGATTCCGTTTTGTCCATCTGATAGGCGGCTTCAGGAAAGGAAATAAAAAAATGAATAACGTTCTCCTCCGTCAACTGACTGCATCAGAGTTCAGCCGTATAGATAATCCACTTACTAACAGTATCTTTGCGCATTATGCGCATACAGCAATGTCAACCGCCAATCTAGCTCGCATCTATAACTACATGATGGCGTTTAGTGTCAATCCTATGCATAGTGTTGAGCGACACTTGGATGTGCTCGCTAGAGCGGAACGTGCATATAATTTTTAATAACAAATAAGCCCCTAGGTTAACCTAGGGGCTTTCTTATGTCTGTTACTGCTGTTTGTCTGTTACTGTGATTTGCAGACTATCGAGCTTGGCTTTTACGGCGTCTTGTACGGTTTTGGCGATTGTGTCGGGGTTAGCTCCCATGGATTCGGACAGTGCTTTTACTGCCGCTGTGAGCGCGGTCACTTGCGCCGTCAACGCCGGTAGCATGGTGTCATGCATTCGGATTACGTCGCTGGTCGCGTCGCTTACGATGTCTCGCGCGTATCTTCCGTTGGGGAGCTTGTGCATCCATTGTCCGCCGACTAGTCCGGTGTCGTGCATTCTGATGACGTCGCTTGTTGCGTCGCTGATAATATCGCGTGCGGGCCGTCCGTTGGGGAGCTTGTGTGTCCAAAATCTCATGATGTCTTCATCGGTCAGTGCCATTTCGTCGTCTCCTTCTAGGATTTGGTTTGCTTTATTGATGACGTAGTTTACGTCAAGTCCGTTTGGTACGAGGTCTGGACATGCGGCATGGTCTGTTCCGGGGATTTCGCGGTGTAGCCATATGTTTCCGTTGAGTCCGTCATGCCAGAGGCGTGTCCATCCTTGGCGTCGGGCTATGTCGGCGCATAGGCGTGCGGAAGAGTTCATGCATGCTTGTGTGCAGACTGCGCCGTTGGCCATGCCTCCTTCGTGTTCGATGCTGATTGTGGAATTGTTTGACATGTAGTTAGCGTCGCTATAACTGCCGTCGTTTTCACTCACGTACTGGTGGATGGTTCCGTCTGCGCCTATGCCGTAGTGTGCGCTTGCTTGCGTGTTGGCGTTTTGAAATGTACTGTCCGTACCTGACAGATATCCGACCATGATGTGTAATGTGATGTGTGTTATCTCGTATCCGTTGCGCCCGTTGTAATGGTTTGGTGAGCCTACCCATGTGATACCGTCCATTATTCTCCCTTATGCTTGCCGTTTGTGGATTGGGCGAAGATTTGCATGAATGGCGCGTTTTTTAATTCGGGATTAATTTCGGTGATGTTTTCGAGGATTGACGTGAGTTCGATAAGGCATATCCCACCGACCGTGCAGACGAATACGGACACTGGTAGTCCCAAATCGATATGCCGGTTCACTTCATCGATAAACCATGCCACTAGCGTGAGCACGAAATATGCGAACTTGTGTCCTAGTCCCTCCCGCATTTTTCTTGAGCTGAGATTATCTTGCATGATTGCTTTTGTCACGCCCGTAACGTAGTCGGTGGTGATGAAGAACGTGACTGCTATGGTGCACCATATATCTGCTTGCGTCATTATTATTCTCACTTTCTTATACCTGATTGCTGTAATAAGCCGCCAAGAATCATACCGAACTCCGCCTTGATTTGCGGAGTCTCGAATCGTAATCTACCGACGCGATAGGCGTTCAATATTTTTTGCGTCATGTCGTCCGAACGTTTGAGCATTATGCAATCATTATCGACCAGTCGGTAGTCAAATGTAAAATTCCTTGTGATTTTAGGCTGTTTTTTTGTGATGATATACAATACTTCGTCCGTATCGCTTAGTTGCTGATAAACGTTGAAAATACCGTATTCGGTGGTTCTTAACGTGAATGCATAACCGGCGTTATTAAAATCACTAATGAGAGTATTGGCGTTATCCCTAAAATCGTTATTGATCGCATAATTCGCATAATTCTCGTCGTATTTGCGCAAAAACTGTCCGAATTTGGATATGGCAACCTTGGCGCTGAAACCGCCGTAGTCAGCCAGTTCCACCATGATGAACCCGTCACAATATCGCTGATATTGCGTGCGATTATCTAACTGCGGTTTCAAGTTGATATTGAACGCTGAAAAATACGGATTGGCGAGGGTCACGGCATTGCTGCACATGATAACGCGAACCCTATCGTTCCAACGGTCTACCGTGTTGTAAAATTCCTCAAGCGCCGTGACCTCCCCCGCGAGATACCGCATATTATCGGGGAATATTTCGTCAAAGATAATGGTGCGTACTCTGGGGTAGGCGACTGACTTCACCTGTCCAGCTTGTGATAGGGCGATGAAGTATCCCATGATATGCCATGTCGGACGTGTCTTGCCATGCTTGTCTGCGGTGGCGTCATGGTCATCCAGCCAGTGACATTCGGCCTGATTGCCGGATACTCTAAACTCTAGTTCTGGATATTGCTCTGCGATATCGGCAAACCAAGTGCCCTTATTTTTCTGTTCCTCTGCCGTCCGGCGCAGATAGATGAATTGCCATCGTTTCTTAATCCAGTCACCTATGACCAATTTCTTAGCTCCATAAGTCTTGCCGAGGCCGCGCGCTCCGATTATGAACATCCAAGGACTATGATAGGACAATACCCTACCATAGTCATAATAATCATTCTCGTTAAGCACGTTGACGTCACCCATGCGTCCAGTATAGCACGCCTATCAGAAGTTCGGCGGCGCACTCTTTCCATCCCATACGTTCAGCAAGCTATAGGCGGTCTGATATCGCGTGCCATACGGGCCGAACGGTGATGTGGCCAGAATGTTGTCACGCAATCCCGCAAGCGTGGTTGCGACTGGCACATTCAGCGCGCCTGCGGGAGATTGATGGTATGCGCAGACCCATAGGATTTGCATTTTCGCGTCGTCGTATTTTTGCGGATATCCTTCGTAGTCCTTGGCGAACTGGGCGCGTTGCCCCGGATGGGATTGAGCGCGTTGCGCCCACGTCTGGAACGCCGCAACCTCGCTGCCGGTCATCGCCCTATCGAACGTGCCGCCTGAGTCCATAAGCGCGGCAATGTCCGGGGCGGCGGCGGCGAACGTCCGATATCCATCGGCGTCCGCCGTTTTCATCGAATTCAATACTTGCAGACGGCGTCCGAAACTCCATTGCGCGATACCGATACCTTGACGGTTAGACTCTACCGCATCCCATTGCAATGATGATTCAACCGTGCCCACCACATAAAGCGCATAACTTGACTCACCATCGCCCACGCTGGGAGATGATTGGCCTCCGTCCCCATCTGGCGCACCCGTGCCGGACGCGCCGCGATATATCCAATTCTGCGCGGTCGTCTTGACGAACAACGCCGACTTGCCGCCATTGCCAGAACCGTAATGATATATCAAATTATCGCCCTGTTGTTGTATCCATGAGGACGAACCGCCCGGCACGTCCGAACCTTGGTTGTCCCCGCCTGTGGGATTCCCTCCGTTCGGATTATTCGGAGTCGTACCGCCCGGCTGTAGGACCTTGGGATGCAGGTAGCCGAGCAGCTGCGAACCTTTGAGGAGCGGTAAGGTTTGATGGACTGCGGGAGTGGGGTTTTGCGTCAGGACGTCGATGTTATCACCCGTGACGCCATTCCATACGATTGCGACATGGGAGCCTGTATAAATCTGGCTACCATACGTCCAAAACACCACGTCACCCTTAACCGGCGTATAATTGGCGTCCATTTTCTCATACACGTTGCTGAGTGCGGCAGTATAGGGGAAGCGCGTATAGCATCCTTCGGCATAGCCGGTGGGTGTGATGCAGTCCTGTACGCTCAGACCATACATGTCCATGCTGTACTTGGCCCACAGGTCCCAACATTGCGCACCGTATGCGCCATCCATATCCCAGTACCGGTTTTCGGTCTGCGTAAACCATTCATCAAGTGTCGGCATGATACCAGTATACCCCACTGCACAGGCAGTGGGGTATTAATCCATGTTTCGCGTGGGCCAGTCGTCAGTTGCCGCAGATGGGAACGAACGACTGGGGCGTAATCCAGCAATTATCGGACAACGCGCCACCGCCGACCAGTCCGGTCATCCGGAGGTCCCCGCCATCCAAGTGGGCAAAAGCCATTTTACTGCCCGAATTACCGAGAATCATCACGAAGTTATCACCCAATGCGATGAATCGCGGCAGTGTGGCAATGGTGCCATTCACGTTGCTGGCAGTGAACTTCGCGGTAAGCGTCACCACGCCGCCCGCAAACCGCCAATACAACTTGCCAGAACATCCGCCTTTCATGGCAACCTCACCGGCGGCTTCTCCGCACGGCTCCCCGTATCCAGCGATTGCCCACACGCAAGCCTTGGCGATGTTGTTCTGACCGTCGTCGTTATAATGAATATCGGTGCCGTTATAGAACCAATCGGAGTGACCCATGCCTAGGGTCCACATCCATGGGTGCCACACAAAACCATTGGCGTGGCATGCGTATTCGATGCTGGTCATGGCTTGCGCGTTCATCCACGGGATTATGGCGTTATCCCAGAGGAAAATCATGTGGAAGGCCGCGTTCGGGAATGGACGGTCAGCCTTTTGCGTTCCGGCAAGCGTGTCGAAACATGTCGTCGCCGCCGCTTGGACAATGCCGGTATCATTGCGTCCGCCGCACACCACGACATACTTGGTCTTCTTCTTGATGTCTTCGGACAGTCCGGCGATGGCTTCGTTGGCAAGGGTCTGGAATGTCTTGCCGCCATCCCCCGTTTTCACGAAGCCGGACGCATTGTTTGCATACAGATGCAGGTTCAATCCAAGGTATGCCGCCACACGCTGCGGGATACGGTGATTTTCCGGAATACTGCCGGACGGCTGATAGCCGGTCGAATAGCTATCACCAATCCACACAAGTTCCGTGAGTTCGGTGGTGACTGCCGCAACCGCGTTCGCTGTGTTCTGCGCGGTTGCCGCCGTACCTTTCGCCGCATTGGCGTTATTATTCGCCGTGGTGGCGGTGGAATTGATACTTGCCGCCGTACCGGAATATCCGCCAAGCTGTAAGTATCGCCCATCCGCCTGAGTTTTGGTGTACACGTCGTTGGCGTCCGCCTTGCCTGCAAGGGCACTGGCGTCGGCCTTGCCGTTGATGGTGGTCAGTAGGTTCTGCGCCGTGACTGCGGAAGTGACGCCAAGCTCGGAGAAGTAGCCGTCCAGCTCGGCAATATCGGCCTTATTGGTCTGCGCAAGCTCCGCCGCGGTGTCGGCAGACTCTTTCGCAGCATCCGCCGCCGTCTTTGCGTTGTTCGCCGCTGCGGTCGCCGTGGTGATATTGGTGGCGTTGGCGTACATCTGATTATCGATTTTCGTCATGGCGTCGGTGAAATCGCCACGCCATGATGGCCTATCATTCGGATTGTCGCCAAATGTCGGCAGATTGTAGTGTCCGGTATGCTGTGTGGTAGACATTGTTATTCTCCCTTTCCTAGCCTTTAGCGCTACCAACGCGAACGATGCCGTTCGCGTCCTTGTACATCGAATCAAGTTCGTTCGCCGTCAATCCGAGCGTGCCGGGCTGCGAAGCGGTTTTATCGACCTTACCCGCAAGCCCCGAGGTGAGGGCGGAGGTGGTGGCGAATCCGCTCACGTCCGGGATATCGGTTTTCTTGGCGATGGTACTCGCCACGCCCAGCGGCGAACCGGACGTACCGTTGCCGGTAAGGTCGGCGGTATGGTGTACTGAGGTGAGACCGCCTGCTGTTGCCGACGCGATGTCGTCCGCGTTCCGCTTCAGCTGCGCGTCGATTTTCGACATATCGCTGTTGTAATCTCCGAGCCACGTCGGGCGGTCGGTGCCGACGAACTGGCTGAGTTCGTAATTCACTGTCTTGTTTGTTGCGGTCATGATAATTATCCTTTCTTGTCGAAATTGTTTGCAGTTGGATTGCGTTCGACATAGCGTGCATCCGCTTCTGATTGCGTAATGTACGCCATGTCGGCAGGTGGATTCTCGGGCATACTCTTGCCGTAGGGGAACTGTGAGCGTCCGGGAAAGTCGCCGGGCACGCAATTATCCACGGCGGTGGCACGCAAATCGTACTCGCGTGCGCCGAGGGTAAGCCCATCGTATTCCTGCGCGGTCAATTGCATGCCGTCATAATCACCCCAGAACAGCCCATGATTGCGCAAATTATCATACATGCCGCCCAGCACGTCCCCGAGCGGCTGCGTAGTACCGTATACTGGGGATGTTGCCGTGCCCTGCTGTTCCATTTCATGAATCAGGGCCAGCATTTCCGCGCGCAACGAAGCCATTTCCTTATTAAGCTGCGTTACGGTATCCGCGAGGGCCTTATCTACGGATGCCGCGAGGTCGGTGGTGGACTCCTCTAGTTTGTTCAGGTCGCATTGGATGATGTCGAGATTATGGCGCAGGCATTCGATTAACTGTAGCGTCGTCAATCCGTCCCTATAGGTGAACGGAACGGACGTAGGCACCCCGTCGAACAAGCGTTGCCGTGGAATCAGTGCATTAATGGCACTCATAATTACTCCCATTCTCCATAGTTATGGCAGTTAGTAAATATTGTATCATACGAACCCCATACCTGCATGAAACACGGTTCAAGGCTCCGTACAACTTCCATGTCCACATTAATAATCGCTTGACGGTACTCTTGAATCAGGCTCATGGCGCTCTGGCTGCGTCCGCTCACATGGCTCTTGCCTTTTGCATTGCTCGAATCATGCTGGTAGTCGGTGGCGCTTTGCGCAGTGGTGTGGCTGGCTGAATCCTGTGAACTGGACGCGGTGCCGGAGCTGTCCGCCTGTGATTCGTTCGCGTGGGAGGCGTAGCGTGCGAAGTCGCCCACAACGCCGGTCTGAGGCACGTCGCTATCGAAGCTTTTGGACGTGGTGGTACTGGAATTATCCGACTTGCTGTTGCTGGAGCTGGTCGAATCCTGCATACTGGACGCTTTGCCGGACGACTGGGATTCGCTACCGCTCTCGCTATCCGTCGTCATGTCCATAGAATCCAATGGATTATATTCCATGTCCAGCGTCCGATAACGCTCATTGAAATAGGGCATGATTTCCGCCATGGTCATTCCCAGATAGAAAATGAATTGCTGCGCGGTTTCCTGTCCTATCTCCCTAAGCGCGTAATGGCGAATAATCTTCTCATTTAATTCCGCGCGGCGAGATTCGTTGTAAATTGGGTAATAGTCGGCGCTAAGATGCAGCTTGTCGTCGGTATCATATCCGAATGCAATAAGATTACCGAGGGTTTCGGTGTACTCTCCCGGCGTCGCCATCGCATAGGCGCTAAAATCCTGTGTCACAATACACCTCCAATACCCGCGTCGTACGATGCGGGCATGTCGATGTCCGTCGTACCGCTTGCGCTTGAATCAAGCGCGTTGGGCACGCCGGAGCTTTGCGCGTCCGCATACTCAACCCACACGTTCAGTTGCGGCCACAATCGGTTAATCTCAGTTGCCGCCGCCTGCCGCGCCTTCAGGAAACTCAGGCGGAACACGTCTACTTTCTCGTTGGCTTGCGCCACTTCATCGGATATCAGCCGTTCCTTTTTCTCTGTGCCGGATGATTGAATGCCGAGATATCCCAACACCTCGTTAGTCACCTGTGCTTTTTGTTGGACGAACTTATCCAACAGATAAGGCGTGGTGTTCGGCCACGGTTGGAACATACTGCCGGGGTCGAGCGAGTCGTATCCGATAATATAGTCCTGGCCGTCCTGCCGTTGCTGAAGCATGTTCTGAACGGTGAGTTTTGTGCGGGGGTCGGCTGTGATGATGGTCGGCAGCTTCAGACTCTCCAAGTTCACGTCATACGCCTTGTCGATATCGGCAAGTCGTCGCGCGTATTGCCATAATGTCGGTTTGAATCCGACGCGCATTCGATTATCCCAGATGGGGATGCATTCCGAACCTGCTTTGAGCTGCCTGTAGTGGTAGTTGACGCCTACCGGCTCGAAGCATGTCGGATTATTATACACATTTAATCTGCCTTGATAGCCCGCCTGAGTTACGAGGAACCTGCCGATACGCTTGTCTTCGAAAAACAACGCACATCCATATTCGCACAGACATATTTCCAACCAACGCTCATCTACAGTGGGCGGCAATCCGCGCCAACTGAAACGGTTCAGTGCGAGTTCCATCAGCAAATGAAGATACATGTCATCAAGTGTGGCTGCGCGTGTTTTCGCGTAATTGCCGCGTGGGTGCAACGCGCCGCCAACTCGATTCTTTTTAGACCTACTCATATTGCCATTGTATCACTCGTAACCAATGCCCGGAAGTGGCTCATTGTCCGCCCAGTCGGTCACACCGATGTACTCGGGCTTGTTCCAAACCGTCACGCCACGTTCAAACATGCCCTTGATGGTCAGTCGGTATTCTTCGGGCAGCGTGCCCCTCACGTACGCCTCCTGCATCTGCCAGAACGTGAATTTCTCCATGCATTCCAGTGAAGTAGGGGGCGTTACGAATCGTTGGACAAAATATCCATAGCGTAGCATGTACTCACCTGCTGCCCTCAACGCGCTCGGCGCACACGTCTTAAACCTCACCAGCACGCCCATAATTCCGTTGCTCAGGTTGAACATGTCACCGCCGAGCGCTCCCGAAGTGGTCGGGGGGGTCAGTTGCATCTGCTGCACTTGGGCGTTGATTCCGGCGATGGCGTTCTGGTAGTCGCCTTGCGCCGCATATGAAGCCAGTCCGTAATTGGCTTGCGAGGTGATGGCGCTGAGCTGATTGCTTAATCCGGTTGCGCCGCTTGCGTAGGCGTTGGCCTGCGATGTTGCCGCCGCATTGGTGGCAAGCTGATTGGCCGTACTCGCCGCCGCCGTAGAATTGGAGACAGCGGCGGACGAATTGATGCCGTAATTGGCGATATCCGTCTGTGCGGAGCCGAGGAACGCGCCGCCAACCGCGTTCGCCACGCCTAGCGGGCTGCGGGATGCGACGGCATTCAGTCCCCCACCAATGATGCCAGCCATACCATTGAGATTATTGCTCTTGATGTTCTGCTGCACTTGCAGATTAGCCATTTGATTGGTCTGATTCTGCCCGATGGCAAGAGACTGGTTCAGCGAGTTTGCCGTAATGGCATTGGTTGCCGTTCGATTCTCGTTTGCCCAATTGGTTTGCCGTGTGGCGTATTCGCGTTGCAGTGCGGCATTGGAGTTGGCCACGTTCGCCGAAGTCAAAGCTTTATCCCGAGTCCATTGAGCTGATTCCTGCGCGTAGGCGCGAGTGTACGCGCTATTTGTCATCGCCAGCGCACCGCCGTTATTGACGACGGAAAAGTGGGGCAGATTGGTGATGCCAAAACTGGCATTAAGCATTTCGCCACCGTCTATAGGCAGTCCCATGTCTTTGCCGTTGATGCGCAGCGGAACCGTAGTGTCCGCACCTGCTTCATTGTATCCGGGAATGTAAAAATTGATTCTTGCGCCGGACGGCGCGTAAGTATAAGTCTCGCGGATAGTGAGCATGTCGGATTGAATGTCTTCGGGTCGATAAGTGATAACCGTACCGTTCAGACAGCTGCATTCAATAACGCAGTACGGATAACAGTAAAGTTTGCGCAGATTCCGATACCGGTCGGGGATATCGAATCTATCACGAAAGTTCGGGATAGCCATAACGTCTTCATATCGCAAGTCCGAATCGAGGGAAGAATTGAAGGAATAAATGCTGCCATATTCTTCGGAGACTGCCTGTCCGTAAATTTCCGTGACTTTAGAACCGTATCGAGTCACGTAATCCCGTGGAATTTTCGGCACCATGTACACGGCGCAAATACCTTGCGTCACCCAAGGGAACAGCGTGCCAAGTGCCATGATGTTGGCAACGTACGCCATTCGATTTTCGCAGTAATAGACAGAACAACCGTCCGTCTCCTGTTCGAAGATGGCCCCGGTTGCGGTGGTGAGCTTTGGTTCGGAAGTGCTGCCGGGGTCATCTGTGAGATTGGTAGTGCTGACCACAATCAGGCCGTAATCAACCCAATCAACGCTACCGCCGTCTATATCATAATGTTGGCCTTCGATGATGCTCCGGTATTCCTGTGATGTCGTGACCATCTCGCTGCCGGTATCCAAACCTTCGGGCAAGGCGAGATATGTGCGTCCGTAATCATCCCACTGGTGTTCATTGGCGATGCCGATATGGCCGCGCGTCACATAGCAGCTGCCGAATGTGACGTTATGCTGGAAACTTTGCCATACGTCCAGCATTAGGACCAATTGCGTGCAATGGGCGTTGACATATTCGACACGCTGGATGAAATAATACCATGCGCGCGGCCTCTCCAAGCCGGGATAGTCATTATAGGCCATGAGATAATTCCAGTTCGACGCCTCGTTAAACGGCAATTCGACGCGGGCGGGCGCGTTGAAAATATGCATGGTGGCCGGACGGCATTCCACGCCGTCCAGTTCGTCGAACCATTCCTGCTGTGTTTCACGTGAAACAAACCGTACGATATCACGATATGAGGCGTCCCACGGTACGCGGCAGAGTTTCAGTGTGGTGTTAGGCGTCCATTCCGCCCAAGAAAAGTTAGATTCCACGTAAATGTTCGCGTCGTCAATCATCATCTTCCTCCGGTACGACAAGGCCCGGAGCAATCACGTGGATTACGCTCCGGGCCTTGTCTTGCATCACACCGTGAGAGAGGGTAGCCAACCGGCTACCCTTTCATTATATCACGCGGTCACGGTCACACTCTTCTTACCGGACACGCCGAACAGCGTGGCGGTGATATCAGAGCTGCCCTCCTTAACACCGGTCACTACGCCGGACTCGGATACGGCGGCGTCAGCCGGAGTGCCGGACATCCATGCGGCCTGTGTGGTCACGTCGGCGGTGCGTCCGTCAATCATGGTCGCCACGGCGGTCGCCTGCGCCGTATGTCCCACAGTCACATTCGGGACGGTTACGGCAATGGACGCAACGATGGACGGGTTAAATCCGATAATACCATCACCGACCACTGGCACGTCCAGAGCCGCCGACACGGTGCCCGGCACTTCGGGGGTCGCCGGATTCGTATACAGGGCGGTCGCCATCACAGGAATGGTGGTGTTCGGTTCGTCAAGGCCGACCACCAGCACGCCGGTCGGGGAGATGTAGGTGTAATCGCTCTTCGGCTTAGCGGTATCACCGATGGCGTAGCTTACCGCGTCCGACCGGAACGTGGCCGTACCGTCATTGGCAATGGTCGTATCGGCGGTGACCTGCACCGCGCCGCCGCGCGCCACATTGCTCGGGGTTTCCGAGCCACCGCCATACATGGCGAGCTTAAGCTGGAACGTCGGCGTCTGAGCCTGTGTGCCGACCGGCGACACCACCTTGGCGGTAGACCCTGCGCCAGTCCAGAACATCACGGCGGGGGCGAAGCCGGACACGCTAATGATGTGCTGGACATGCAGATAATGGTTAACCGAATTGATGTTGACCGGATTGGTCTGCTGAGTCATCTCGTTGATAACGGGAATGTCAATCAGGAACTTGTCGGTAGTCAGGATGGCCTGTACGCCGTCCATGCCGAACCTGTCTTGCGGGATAACGATAATCCGGTCGATGGTCGGCTCGGCGTCGGTACGCTGGAATACCGTAGCGAGGCCCTGCACGTCAAGCGCCGACTTGACTTCGGGGGAGCAGAACAGTACGAGTTCGTCCGGACGGGCGAAGGTCGGCATATGGCGAGCGTTGTACTTGGTGGAAACGAATTTCAGCGTGTCAGCCCACGCACGAATCTGGCGCAGCATGTCGCGCGCGTCGGTTTCCGAACTGCCCATGTTGTTGAGGTCATTGTTCATGTGGACACGCCAATACCCGCCAAGCTTCGCATACTCGACGAACTGGTGGCACAATGCCTCGAAAAGGTCAACTTCAGCCGCATTGTAGCAGGATGTGAGAATCTGCGAAGTGAGCGAGGCCAAACCGTTTTCGGAGGTGAAGGCACGCTGAAGCGTCTTGTCATCCGTGGTCGCAGGATACCAGTGAGCAAAGTCCAGACGGTGATAGAGCGAATCCACGTCGATTTTCCACTTGCGGAAGTTGTCTGCGCCGAGATATTCCGCATTAGGGTCATAGACCTGCGCAAGCGGCATTCCCACGGCGATTTCCTGCCACGTGTCACCGTACGCCTGCGATGCACGCTGGAAAACACTGAGCGGATTGTTCCAACGCCACGTGTTCACATAAGTGCCGCCGATACGGTTCACCAATGCCGAGTAAAACTCATTCTTCAGCTGGGTAGACGACATGAGCGTAGCCATCTGCCTATCCATATTCATCTGAGTGGCCGAGGGCATTCGCCGCTGATACTCTGGCGACGCCTCGTTGCGAATCATATTGAGAATCTGAGCGTTATTGAATTCGGTGAGCGGTCGAAGCTGCTGCTTCGGCGTCACCACGGGAGTAGTTGCCATGATAGTCATTCCTTCCTAATTATTAGTCTTCGTACAGGTCATCGAACGTGCTGTAGGTGCCGTTATAGTCGTCATCGGTCATTTCAGCCGATTCCGGCGTCGCAACGTCGTCGGGGCCATCGTTCAGCACGTGGTCTGCTGCCGCATCACGCATCGCTTCGACGGTTTTGGACAGCTCCGCCACGGTTGCCTCCAATGCGCTCAGCCGGTCGGCCATGTCGGCGTTTTTGTCGTCGCCCGCGTCTTCAGGCTCGCCATCATCCTGCGTTTCAGGTTCCGGGTTCGGCGTATTGTCGTCGGCGCTCCCGTCCGGTTCAGTGTCGGGCGTGGTGTCCAGCTTGTCATCATTTTCGGTGTCGTCCATAATCACCTCTTAAAGTAGATGGCACGGCAGCAATCACGCTGCCGTGCCGGATTGCTAGGCTGTGCGGGTTCCCTCGCCGTCAATGGGCGTTGGCTACGCACGTCTACATCCGACCGAATCGCCTTACCGATTGCCTACCGGTCGGGCCATTGAATCGGCTTGGGACGCACACCCCGCTACCGGCTATTATAGCACAAAAAAACAGCCGTCATCGTTGACATGGCGTGACCTCGGCAGGAAGTCGTCGTAGGGGATAGGGGCTGCTCGATGCACGCCACTCAACCGCATCACCGTGCCGCCGTCTTCCTCTACGCCGCAATATTTGCGATTACCGAGAATGCGAAGTTTTTTATAGGTGTGGTCGTTTTTCCACGCGCCCAGCTTCTTGTCGTCCGTTTCGATGCTTGCGGGCGCTTCCAGTCCTTCCAATATCATGCCGTCCGTATCGGCGTAGAGCACACGGTCGGCGTTCGCATTCATCGCGCGGGATAATATTTGCCGACCGTAGGCATTGACATAGGCGGCGGTCGGCAACCATGCGAGTGAGTTGGTTGACTCAGGTTTATCCACAGTAAAATCCACACCCCCTTCGCCAGAGGGTTTCGGGTGCAGCATGGGTCGGTAAAGCGAGGCTCCAAACTTTCCGACCAGTGAGTTTAATAATAGTTTCGCCATTTGCCGACGCTCGCCGGTTGCGGTTTGCTTCACGTGAAACCACTTATCAACGTAATCGTAATAAAGTCCATGCGATTTCCGGAATTTCCAACCACCTACATAATCCCACACATGGACGTCATAGTTTTCCACAAGCGTCCGCCAGTCCACATCAGTCACCGGCATGGTAACGACACCCAGCGTGCTATCCATACGTTCGCCCTCATATCCCCATACTGGCAGGATATTGGTGAGCGTCGCCGTTTTTCCCGGTTTTAGTCGCGCGTCGAACGCGATAATGTCGATGTGCAGCGGATAGTCTGCGTCATAATGATATTCTCCCCCATACCATAGGGGGGAGCCTATAGGCATGGCAAAGTCTCGCATGATGCTCGGATAAAGACTATTCACGTCCCAGCTGTTGCAATCCCGATATTCGCCCGGCCTGCTGTGCACTATCGCTCCATAGTATGCGGGGCGCATTCGGTGATAATCATCCTTGGACAATGGAGGAAAGTGACGTTTGAATCCGGCGTAATCTCCGCCGATATAGTCGGACATCGCCATTGACGCTATTGTAGTACCCTTAAGGTTCAGGGCGTCGCATTCCTGCGCGATGTTCCACGTGGTTTCCAAGTCATCCGCACCACCAAACGTTTCACGTGAGACATTCAGCCCGTCATCTCGTGTGATATTGCGCACGTCCAAAAAATCCACGGTGATACCGCCCATACGCACCCGGAAACTGTAGAAATGACCACGAATGTTGAACGTGCCCCAGACTCCATCCTTAGCCGGATTCGATTGCAAGGGGAGACGTCTCAATAACTCAGCCGCTATAGGTTTGATGTCCTGCCATCCGTGAGCGCACCATACGCGCGTATGGTGGTCAAGCATGGTTAGCCGAACGACGGCATTCGCCGTCAATGGCGCTATGCCGTCATCCGTCAATAGTGTTGCGCCGTCTGTTGCCGCCGTTCGACGCTCTCGCATAATTCCCATCCTTTTTTAGTGTCTTGCTGCGCTGGTCATCCATTCATCAAGTCGTGTCTCTACGTCTCCTGCGTCTGCTTTAGTCTCCCATTTGTGCGCCTTATCATTATACCATGTTGCCTCACGCACGACGACGCTGAAATTCGTGTTGTTTATCAGCCATCGTTTTTGTCGGTTTGACAAAGAGGCGAATTTTTGAGCTACGCTAGAGTTGAACGCTTCGAGCTGTTGCGCGGCCTTGTCAAAATCCGAAACACCTTCGTTTTCAGAAATCCGCCTAGTTCCCGCACGCAACGGCGCACGTCCTACAAGTCCGGCGTATTGAAGCACCTCCCGTTCAAGCCTCCTACGGCTTCCCTCTCGAATCATCGCACGCGCATGGCTTATTCCACGCTCTGTACCGAACACGTTCGCACGGCTTCGCATGAGTTCGTCACGTGCTGACCCGCCGACCGTATGAGTGCCCAGCACATCGAACGGAGATTCACCTGCACGTTCCATTTCACGCATTTCACCTACGGTATAACTAGCCATACTCAGCGCCTCGAATTGTTGAGCACGCTTGATTTTCTGCCGTGCCTCGACTCGGCGGCGCTGCTGCTGCCGCAATGTTTTCCGACGTTTCGACGGGGCGGCGGCGATTTCCGCGTCGCTTATTAGAGGACGTGACGCCATTTCACGGTCAAGTTTCGTGACATGGACGTCGGGAACAACCTGATACGGCTCATTGTCCCGCGCCCTTAAGGCTTGCTGTTGTTCTCCAAACTCCTGCCCGATACGTCGCGCGACCTGTTCAAGCTGTTGGACACTGAGGTTCCCTAAAAACGTTTCGGTAATTTGCTTGGGGAGGCGTCCGGTACTGTAATCCCTAACTGCTCTCTCCCGGCGCACCTGTGCCGACCTGATTGCGGCGTTGCGTTTCAGATTGTTGGCGCGTCGGCTATTTTTTTTGCGTTTTGCCACATCCCTCTCCTTGCGAGTATAAAACACCCCTCGCCGCAAAAGATGGGAAACGGCGAGGGGTGAGTTTGGCGGCAACATCCCTATAGGGACATTGTCATGATATCATACGGTGCGGACAATCGTATTACTTGCGCTTGTTTTCCGACACCAGTTCGAGGTCGAAGAACTTATAGCCACGGCGACTTTTCTTTTCTACCACCTTGAGAACAAGTGGCTGATTCCACGTGTCCGGCGTGCCGAAAATGGCGAACAGATTACCGAATGCGTGCGCAAGCGTGGGGGAGGCTGCGGCAAAATCGCCTTCCTCCGCGTGAATGACGACACGAGTGGACGGATTGGTTTCACCAGTCTCCTGATTGGCAACTTCGATGGTCTGCGCCAGCACGTTGGTGACATGCAGTAGCTCATTGAGGTGGTCATCTACCTTATCGGCGGTTTGCATGGCACTGTACAGCGCCATCTTGCCGTCCATAGAAGAAGTATCGAAAAAGTGGGATACGGCGTTAGTGCCGTTCGCAGAAAAGTTGTTGCCGTTCATTACGGTCAGTTCGTTGTCAGCCATGAGTGTTGCCTTTCCTTATAGGGGTTATTAATTATTTTCCTCGGCGATAATATCATCTTCAACCACGTTGCCGTTAACCGGCCCCGGATAGTCGATAATGGTATCATCCCCAAATTCGCAATTAGCCCAATAGATTGCCTCGTCCATGCGCGTCTCCTGCGCATGATATTCGGCGGACATTGGTAGCATGTCCTTGTTGATCTTTCGGGCTTTTTTCATAGCCATGTCAGCTGTACGGCACGCGCCATTCACGACTACCTCAGTGTCAACGAGTTCACCGTTTTCACCGCGCGTAATGCCGCGCACAATACTGTAATGCTTGGCTCTCTTAATGTATGCCATAATCATACCGCCTTATCTTATTGTCGCTGCTGTTGTGACATTCTTGCAATGTCTTCATCAGTATACCGCATGTCAGTGAGATTGTCAAAACAACGACACGCGATTTTAACAACAGTCTGGGCAAATTCATTACCATCCCAGACCTTGCACATTTCATAGCATGTCGCACCCTTGACATGACAGACGGCACACCACGCCACCATGGCCGGAGCATAAATAACGCCGCCCAACATTTCAATATCCAGAGTTCGCCCCAACGCGCCGATACGAGATGTGGAGGGGGACAATGATAGGCAAACGTTTGCCGCATGTTCGATACCGTCTGCAAACGCCACTTGCGCCCCTTGAGGTTTATAAAAGTCCTTGAGCAGTGCTATACTACGGCATAATGTTTCCCAATCGCCCTCACCTCGATTATATTCACGCAAGTGCAACCCACGCCGCCGACCACGAATGACACGGCGCACACGGTCATCATCCAGCACGCCATCATCAAACCAGTTTGTACGTTTGTCATTTTCATCAAAAGTCAAATTCTTCGGCTTCATAATTAAAACTCCAATGTATCCTCACTAAACCCGGCACCATACAACCACATGTTTAACCACACAGCCTTATCAGGGCACCGTTTCGGCGGATTATAAGCGCTACGCCTATGCCGTGCGCCAGCCCAAAAAGCGCGCAAACGCCAATACGCATCAGCGTCAGGACAATTGCCGCACGTCCGCGAATGAATCCAACCACGGAAATACATAACTAATCCCTATCCAAGAGAGGCGTACGGGCAATGTCGATAGCATCAAGCATAAGGTCAACCACTTGACTGCCGTCACCAGCGTCATACGCGCACAAGGCTGACGCGCCACACACGCCACCGGACGGCGTACGAAGCTGAACGGCATACCGAAGTTCATACCTGTGGCCATGAGGACAATACCACAGACGCACGCCACCGCCTACAAAAGGCGACGCAAACACGGCAACATTCATATCATTCCTACACATTTCAAAAACCCTTCACTACAAAAACCAACACCACAATCACACTCGATGCAAGTATAGCCAAAAAACAGAAAACGTCACTCCTATCACGAGGTGTTTCGGAAAACGCAGCCGCACATGGTGCAATAAGTAGAACCACAAACAATATGACAACAATACTCATATCAATCATTATACCAGCACCACCTTTACCACGCCAACCATGGTGCTATCCATGTCAAACGTAGCATTGTCAATATCCACATCCACGTCCACACCGACGTACATTTTTTTAACATAAGACAGCACGCCGTCCAATGAGGATTTCAAAGACGCCGTAAGAAACATGCCGCTAGGCTTCACGCAATCGGGTAGAATCTCAAACACCTGAAAACCAGCATTAGTAATAATAAAATACCACACAGTAAGCCCTCTTCCTAAATCACTTGTTAGTCAAGGCGTCAATTACCGCTTCAGCGATAGTGTCACCAGTTCCCAAAACAACAACAGGACGACAATATCTAACACAAACGGCATAATACACCTCAACCGCGTCCACCTCACGCCCATCTTCTGTAGTACAATAGTATGGAATCCCAACCCTTTTGTCGTAAGCGCGTGCCATCAATTCCCGCACCTCCTCGACACTAACGCCCGCTTCTTCTGCAATTTGCTTATAACTATTCATTATTTACCTCCCTATCGGCTGATAACTACATCATACCACACCACAAAAAACAACACACCCAAAACACACAAAAAAAACGAAGACAAAACAAGGCAAAGAAATAAACACACACAGAGCGGAAACGAAAAACACAGAGAGCAACGGCAATACAAAAAAACACAAAGCAACAGCAATGCAGAACACAGGATAGAGCAGTTATGGAAAAAGGCTAGCTGCTGGGGCCCCTCCCCTCCTTTTT